TCCAACTCTAAATCGTCTTCACCAGCAACTGGTTCTTCTTCTGATTTCGCCATATCATATGCTTGATTTGTAGGCTCTTCTACAGAAGGGGCTAATTCTTGCTCGAATTTCTCAAAATATAATTTAAGATTCGCTACTAAGTAATCAAAGAATAGTTCTTGATCTTCAGGGTCAGCTAATAATTCGTATGAGTCAATAACACTTGTTTCTATCTTTTTGAATGATTGGTAGGCCATGTTTCTGCCCGTTTCGTCACCATCGACATCCGTGCCAAACTCATCTCTCGGATCTTCCTCGTCTTCTTCCTCGTCAGATGACTTCTCGGCATCAGTGCGAATATCGATGAACTTATCATCATCAGCAGAACTACCAACATTAATTTCGATCTCCTCTTCTAAATCTTCATTTATATCTTTTTCACCAGCTTGTGTATTAATCCTTGCCGGTGTCAAAGCGTTTTGAACAGCATTAATAATATGAGATCTGAAAGACTCTCTTTGATTATCACTGGTTGTCAACGATTTATAATCTGTTTCTAAAACAGGTACAACCTTTTTCAATAAATCTTCCAGTACGTTTATGCCTGTTGATTTATTGGGTGTCGGATCAATATCGGGCACAGAACTTTCTGAAAGGTGCTTAAGCTCGATATCCATGAAACCGCGGATCAAAGAACGAACATTATCTTCTTCATTGACCCTTTTTTGCTTGACATGTCTTATCATATGTCTTATACTCTCTCTAAGGGTTTTCTCTTCATTATGATTCATTTTCGGTTTCCTTTCTCTATAATTAGTTCCATAACCTCGGCAAGCAGACCTAAATCTATATATTGCTCTTGTTTTTTCTTTTTTGTATTTCTCTTGGCCGGCTTAACCGACCCAGATGCCAAAGGGACAGTGTATCCAGTTAAGCCCCCTCCAGCCCCAGCCACAGACGTCTCTTCAATATCCCCAGCATCCATGGGCGGCGGATATCCCAACTCTTTAAAGAGCGCTGGAAACTTATCTGCAGACACAAAATCAGATAATTCTCTGTATGCTTCCTTATTAGAAGGGTTGTCTACCAAATCTGATATCAAATCTCTCATTGTTGAAGCACTAAACCCCTCCCCATCTTCTCTTTCAAGTGCGGGAACAGCATATGCTTCTCCGGCTAACAAACTTATGCCGTCTTTTACATATTTGTCTTGGATCGATGCCCATCTCATCCAATCGGGATTTTCCCTATCGTCAAGTTTGTCGCTAGCTCCCAATATCACCTTGTCACCGTCATTGAGCGGAAGCGGGCTCTCATCGCTTATATATTTATATGCCACAGTTACTGGAGATCTCATATCTGATGGTGCAACACTAAACTCAACATTTGGAAGGCCGGCCACCTCTGGAAATAACTTTTGCCATAGAGCAATTGCATTGTTTTCATCGATAGGTGTACCGTCGCGAAGCATGCGCTGCGCATCTAAGGGTGCCGAAACAATAACATATACTCTGTCAGCTTTCTCAACGCCATCGCCGGTTGCATATCTTCTTACCATATCTGCATGGCCACGATGCGGTGGTTTAAAAGCGCCAGGTACAATGGCAACCGTCTTTGGATAACTAGCGTCAACCACCGGATCATCGTCTTCATCTTCAAACCCTTCATCTTCAAACTCTATCTCAAACTCTTCATCTTGAAGATCTTCATCTTGTTCACTTATTTGTGGAGAGAATTTATCGCCCTTATCGATAGCAAAGTTAGCCCGGCTAAATTCTAAACGATCTACAAATTTAATACCATTTCCTTTGTGATCTACAGCCACATAACCTTCAGGATTACTAGCGACTAGATCCCCAGCTCCATCATCAACAAAGTGTTTTGTATTATAAACAGCATTATTGTATTTTTCAATAAATATGTTTTTAGCTTCAAACAACAACCTGCTCACTTTAAAAATATTAAGTATGTCTTCTTTTTTGGCATTGAATGCCTGGGTTGCTTGATATGCATTTTCTGAGGCGCGCTGGCGACCCTTATCACTTTTTAAATTATTGATTTTTTTCTGTGTACGTTGTGTATACCAATTGATAAACCCATTGAATGACTTTTCAGGGTCTTCTAAAAAACTGCCGCCCTTGATTTCACTGTTTATATAAATGTTTAGAAAAGCAGATGGCAATTCTTCATAATTTATTTGAGCATTAACTGAATCAGCTTCCTTCACTAATCTGATAACTTCTGATTCTTCATCTTCAGTCAGTGTTACAACACCAGTATCATCTGTAAAAAACGCGTCATCGAACCAAACACCATTAGGTCTATTAAGTCCGGAAACATCTGCACCAAAGCTGGCGCCACTATCAAGACTATCATAAGTGGTATGAAAGACTATGCCAAATTTGGAATGTTCAATTTGTTGTCCCAGATGTGAATTTACTGGGACCGCATAAACAATAGTGTTTGGCTTAAACCTATAATGAGGTACTCCCTCAATATCTACTGTTTCGATCATTTCATCATCAAACATAAAATCACCTTGCAAGATATTTTTAATACCAAGCCCGGGCAAATAATTCAAAGCTTTAGTCAATTTATCGACAAGGCCAGGTGCATGTCCGTGATTCTTAACAACATCTTGCTCAGTATAATTAATCTTGGGTATTTTATTAAATATTGATTTGGTACCTACAAAAAATCTACCGTTTTCAGGATTAATTCCAGCAAATATTGCTGGCGCGCCATCCCATTTAACAGATGTTTGGATCTTGGAATTAGAGTTTCCTTTAAGGGTACCTAAAAGCTCAATAAGAAAAGCTCGAGCCATTTTGTAACCTTGAGGGCCCTGAGTAAGCACCAATTCCTCAAGATGAGTAAGATGGGTATTAGCTTTCGCCATTATCTATCTCCTTTTGACTCTTCTAGAATATTGAGCTTTTCTTGAAGCAAAGCCACTTCGTTATCCATTCTTCTAGCAAATCTTTTTACTTCTCGTAAATGTGTTTTGGCCAACTGAAGCCTTCTTTTCTCAGTTATAGTTCTAGGTTTAAGATTAGAAATAATCTCTTGGAGACCTTGGATGTAAGTAAAGATGTTTTTTTCATCTAGACCTTCACTAAGAAAACTTTTCCATTCAGAATTTAAAGACATGTTGTGTTCCTCTTTTATATTTGCTGTTCATAATTGATATCTCAAAGATGCTTGCGAAGAATTTTCTTCAAGGCTTCCTTGAGTTCTTCCTTCTCGCCTTTCTTTAAAAATGCAGGTACTTTATCATCGTCAGTATCTTCTTCATCTTCTTCATCCAGTCGACGACCACCTTCAGGGCGCGCCCGGTCCGGCCTATCGGTTCTAGACTGTTCGTCAAGTTCTTCGTCATCTTCGTCGCGCTTCATAGCGTGGCTATGTTCTTCGGCTAATGACGCGTCCGTAACATTAATATCTTCAGCAGCAATACCTTCTAAAATAGTACCGTCCGCTAACTTCATATCATAATGAGTTACTTTCCCAAGTTTTTTATTGTAGTTGTGACTAACTGCTTCAGCCATCTCAACTTTGCCATTATGATTAACACCACCGTGATGTACACAATAATGGTTTGGTGCGAAAGCCTCATCTTCATTTAAGTCGGCTTCTTTAACCTTTTCGTTATTCTCATTAAGCTTATCAAGGTTCATTTTAAATCCCCAAGCTTCGCTAAGAAGTGTTTTCACTTCATTATTCTTCCAATCTTTAATAGACATCTTTTTGTCTCCTTTTTGTAGATGTTCAAAGTAAATAGTATTCTTTATGCTGTCTTCCCAATCTCGAAAACATAAATTACCTACTTCATAAGCTTCTCTCTCCATTTCACGTAAATGCTCATCATTTTGAGCGTAGCCTTCTCCCATTTCTCCAGTTTGTTCAAATTTTCCAAGACAGTTTTGAGCGTGGTGAACTAATTCATGGGATAAAGACCGCATTACGTCTTTTGGATGTCGGCCTGTTATATAAACTGTAATTGCCTTTTCTCCAGGACTATAGAACGCGGTTTTCCCTAATGGGTTTTCAGCATTCGTAGAATCACCTTTTAAGAAAAGTCTGGGAGGATCTTCAAACCCCATTCTCTCTTTCGCGAAAGGCAAGAACTTTTTTATCATTGGGCTGATAATATCAATCATTTTAAATACCTTTAGTACATAAATACAGATATAAATAGTATTTAAAACAGTCTTTCACAAATTATTCAGATTTATTAGTAGAAGCTTTTTCTACAGGCTTAAGACTTAACGTAAATAACTCTACTTCTGTCTGGGGTTCATTAATAGGACGCACTATTGAAATTGATATAATTCGATTAGATCTTATTTTATTTTCTATTTTTATTAGTATACCATAATTTAAATCCCAAGATTCATTTTCGGGATTCCATTTGGTCCACTCTACTATATCCCCAACATTAAATTGTTTTGAGGAAATAGAACCAAAATTCTCTTTTTTAGTCATCATACTCTACAATCCAACTGCAAACGCCACTTTTTAAGTAAGTTTGAAGAAGGCCATCAGCATCTTTTTTATTAAAAAATGGTCCATCATATTTTATTGTACAGGACACGCTATCGTACCACTTTAATAAAAACCCGCGCATAGGAGTAGACAAACCACTCCCATCAGATTTAAAATATTTCTTTTTTTTAGTTGACACCAACCTAAATAGGTTATTTCATACTAAAAAATGCTTATCTTTAACTAAAATCACTATTATTATTGCAGCCATAGAGATCATTGTAAATTCAAAACCAAATAAAATATAGAATACCCATGAAATCAAATTTGCAAGGATTAACTTCCAAAATAATCCAAATTTAAATAACATCAATCAAATCCTGTAGAAAATAATTCTTCCTGTTCTATCTCTACCAAAAATCCATCCCATGTGTATATAAAACACTTTTCTGGTCTATCTGGCATCTCATCTATAATATAAGCTTTCTGTCCGCGGAGCACCTTTATAAAGCCTCTTTTACTAGGACTGAAACAAAACATATACCCTTTGCCTCTAATCGCGACTTCGGGTAATAAAACTATTTTATCAATTTCTTCCTGAGTTTTGTATGGTATTTTACCATTTAATTGTTCGACTGCCAATTTAATACGGTTTTTTAAGTCATCCAAGTTGTCATCGTTGGTATCACTCATACCAATATTATATTATCTTTGACCAAGCCATTGCAAGACCCATAATGGTTTGTATTACCATAAAGATTGTAACGGCTTTTGTTTTAGATTCTTTTAATTCTTCGATATCGTCTATCACTGCTCTTATCTGGGGCGGTGAGGCCACATCATCCATTTTTTCCTTCCAAGCTTTTAAATCTTGTACTCGATCTTCTTTAACTTTTAATTCAGTAAGCTGTTCTTTCACATGTTGTAGTTCACCGCGCAAGGCTTCAATACCGCCTGAAAGAGTTTCCAATTGTTGTAATACTAGCTTTGAATATGTTTCCCAACCATTATCTGTCGACATCTAACTACTCCTTAATCATTATTAATTAGTTGTCATATTCATTCAAAGGGGAGTTAACCATCGCGGCCGCCTGCAAAAGTTCTTTGTTATCGACTTCTTTAAATACAATAGAGTCTGTTTTTGGTTCAAAATACATGCCAATTAAGTCACCTTCGTGAGCCATCGAAAGTTCTTCTTTTGATAATTTTATTTCACCGCCATGTTTTTTTACAATCGCTGTGAGAACTGCGAAAAGATATTCCGGATCACTCATATATTTGTTACTCATAGCTTATCCTTGGTTTTTGGCATTCAATTCTTTCGATATGATATTGCCCATCTTCCCCAGATACTTTGTTAATTATTAATTCAAAATCAATAGGTTTTATATCGTCTAGTGCGGGGTTTTCACAAACTTTTTCAAGGACATCATCAATATTTTTTTGAGAATCTTCATAATATTCAATGCGATTAATATTAGATTTACCATCGGCCATCAATTTATTTTTCATCATGGCAACCATCACATCCCCCTTGGATTCACCTTCGGTTGCAATTGGGCGTACTTGTGATGAATCAATTCCAATCTCATCGAGATAATCCAGAATTGGTCCTAAAGAGTTACCGCGCCGGGCAGTCATAACATAGGTCTTAGAGTCCGGAGGAAGTTCTCGCATAATATCCGTGACGATCGTGATCTCATCCGGATCTTTGACAATCGAAAAATCACTCAAATCAATTTTATAGCCCATTTCTACAAGAGCATCGACGGCATCAAAAGCTTCTATACCCTCTTTGGCTGCAGCTGCGTTCATATACTCTTCAAATTCTTGTTGGCCACTCAGGGTCGCTTCTGAGCCGTCGGGGGCTTTAACGCGTGTTTCTGACCTCGTATGGGCTATTGTCTCATCGAAGTCGAAGATGCGAAGGGTTGTGATGGGTTCTTCCATCTCTTCA